TAGTTGATGTTTTTAAACAAGACAAATTTAAATTGTGGGTTCTTTCAGAACTTGCGCCCATGACAGATATGGAAGTTCTATGTGGAAAAGATGGCAAACGTTTTATTGATGCCATGCCAAAAGGTACTTCTAAAGGCTACCCCCTTTCTGGGCCTAAACGCGATATGATTGAATTTTTAGATCCTGTGGATTATTTGGACTTTCAATGTCCAGCCACAGCTCATCCTATGATAGTCAATGAAATGAGAAATATGGAAGCAACACTACTCGCTGGTGAACGATGCTATTCTATTTTCAAAGCATGTGTCAAAGATGAACCAACCAAATTATCTAAAGACAAAGTTAGAGTTTTTCAGGCTGCTGATTGGGCTACTCAAATGATGGTTCGCAAATACTTTTTGCCCCTTGCTCGTATCCTCTCACTATTTCCACTTGATTCTGAGTGTGCAGTGGGAGTGAATGCTCAAGGTCCTGAATGGGATCAATTGGCTAATCATATGAAAAAGCATGGTGCAGACCGTATTTTGGCTGGTGATTATAGTAAATATGATCTTCGTATGCCAGCACAACTCATCAATGCTGCTTTTGCCGCTTTAATAAAAATTGCGGAAAAATGTGGCAGATATACCAATGATGATCTTACGATTATGAGAGGTATTGCAACAGAAATTGCTTATTCATGCGTAGCTTATAATGGAGATATTATTATCCATAAAGGATCAAATCCATCAGGACAAAATTTGACAGTATATATTAACTGTATCGTTAATTCTTTGCAGTTAAGATGTGCATATTTTCACCTTTGGCCTAAACACCTAGGTCAGCCAAAACCTTTTCGTGAGGTTTGTGCTATTATGACTTATGGTGATGATGTTAAAGGTTCTGTAAAGAAAGGCTATGATTGGTTTAATCATATTTCATATGCTGATTTCTTAAGAGAACGTGATATGGTTTTTACTATGCCAGATAAAGAATCTGAACCAACTCCATACATGAATGATCTCGAAGCTGATTTTTTGAAGCGTG